TGGTTTTCAGGGTAGGGCACTGGGACCTAACTCTGTTAAATACATTACCGTGATGCTTTCTGATGATGCTCCCAAGATTTACGGTCTTGACCAGGTGGATTCTTCGCAACCCATTTACATTGTTGAGGGACCCTTCGACTCCACGTTTGTACAAAATGCTGTTGCTATGTGTGGGTCCGACGTTGATATTGGGTCGTTTGGTTGGGGCAATTATATTTACGTTTTTGATAACGAACCTCGCAATCGAGAAATCGTCAACCGAATATCAAAAACAATCGACAGAGGAGACAAAGTAATCATCTGGCCAACATCCATTGAGCAAAAAGATATCAATGATATGGTGCTCACTGGACTTAACGTTATGGGTGTGTTAAAATCAAATACATACTCAGGTTTAGAAGCAAAAATTAAGTTTAACAACTGGAAGAAAATATGAGCAACGGAACGAAAGTCGTCAAAAGGAACGGTAAAACTGAACCCCTTGATTTAAATAAACTCCACATTATGGTGGAAGAAGCCTGCAAAGATCTTGCTGGTGTATCTGCATCTCAAGTAGAAATGCAGTCAGGTATCCAATTTTATGATGGTATTACCACTGCGGAGATTCAGGAGATTCTGATTCGTTCTGCTTCTGACTTGATTGACCTGGACCACCCCAACTATCAGTTTGTTGCCGCTCGCCTGCTGCTATTTGCTGTTCGTAAACAACTGTTTGGTCGTATCTATGATTGTCCCACAGTAAAACAGCATGTAGAGAGTTGTGTGGACCGAGGTGTATATGATCCAGAAATCTTGTCATTGTATTCTGATGAAGAGTTTGAAAAACTTCAGTCGTTTATTGATCATAGTCGTGACTATCTGTTCACTTATGCAGGTTTACGTCAGGTCGTTGATAAGTATCTCGTGCAGGATAGAAGCACTGGAGCACTTTACGAAACGCCACAGTTTATGTACCTTTTGATTGCGGCGACTATTTTTTCCAAGTATCCTAAAGAAACACGTTTAGATTACGTTAGGAAGTACTACGATGCAATCTCAAAGCACAAAATCAACATTCCAACCCCCATCATGGCGGGAGTTAGAACACCGCTTAGACAATACGCTAGCTGTGTCCTTGTTGATGTTGATGACACCCTCGATAGTATCTTTACTAGCGATATGGCTATTGGCCGATATGTTGCACAAAGGGCGGGCATCGGTATCAACGCAGGTCGCATCCGTGGTATCAACAGCAAAATTAGAGGTGGGGAAGTCCAGCACACTGGCGTTGTACCGTTTCTCAAAAAATTTGAAGCAACTGTCCGTTGTTGTACGCAAAATGGTATACGAGGAGGAAGCGCGACGGTCCACTTCCCAATATGGCACCAAGAAATCCAAGATATCCTAGTATTGAAAAATAATAAAGGAACCGAGGATAACCGAGTTCGTAAGTTAGACTATAGCATCCAAATCTCTAAACTGTTTTATGAACGATTCATTCAAAACCGAGAGATCTCACTCTTCTCTCCACACGATGTTCCTGGTTTGTATGATGCTTTTGGTACTCCTGGATTTGATGAGTTATACAATGTTTATGAACGAGATGAGTCTGTTCCAAGAAAAACTATCGGCGGTCAAGAACTCTTTCTTTCACTCCTGAAAGAACGTGCTGAAACTGGTCGTGTTTATATCATGAATATTGATCACTGTAACTCCCACTCTTCTTTTATTGATAAAGTTGAGATGAGTAATCTTTGCCAGGAAATCACTCTACCTACCAAACCCCTTCAACATATTGATGATACTGATGGTGAAATTGCCCTCTGTATCCTGAGTGCGGTGAATGTAGGTAAGTTGAAGTCTCTTGATGAGTTAGACGCTCTCTGCGACCTCTCAGTCCGCTCTTTGGATGAACTAATTGACTTCCAAGGATATCCTGTAAAGGCAGCAGAAATCGCCACCAGGGCACGTCGTTCTCTGGGGGTAGGGTTTATTGGTCTAGCACATTATATCGCCAAGCACGGTGAGCACTACGATGATCCTCGTTCTTGGAAACTGGTACACGATCTGACTGAGGCATTTCAATATTATCTCATTCAGGCAACCGTTAATCTTGCGAAAGAAAAAGGTGCTTGTGAATACTCTCATCGCACCAAGTACGGACAAGGTATTCTCCCAATTGATACATACAAGAAGGACGTTGATGAAATTGTTCCAAACGAACTAAAGTATGATTGGGAAAGTCTTAGAGCACAGGTTTTACAATACGGGGTACGGAACTCAACACTGTCCGCACAGATGCCTTCAGAGAGCAGTTCCGTTGTGTCAAACGCAACCAACGGAATCGAACCACCTCGCGGATACTTGTCCATTAAGAAGTCGAAAAAGGGTCCACTCAAGCAGATTGTTCCCCAGTATCAAACACTTAAGAACAATTATACGTTGCTGTGGGATATGCCTAGCAATCGCGGGTATATTCATATTGTTGCTGTTATGCAAAAGTTCTTCGATCAAGCGATTTCTGGAAACTGGTCCTATAATCCAGAAAATTACCCAGATAATGAAGTTCCTACTTCAGTAATGGCACAGGACCTTTTGACTACATATAAGTACGGCTGGAAAACCAGCTATTATCAAAATACACACGACATGAAGAATGATGAGGTTGAAGAAACCCGTCAGTCTCTTGAAAATTTAGTTTCCGATATTCTAGAATCAGAGGAGGAAGATTGTGAGTCTTGTAAGATTTAAGACAGGTTTGGAGGGTAAACCAATGGTCGAGTCAATGACCGTTTTTAACTCTCAGGAAGTAGACACCAAAAAGCAACCAATGTTTTTTGGTCAACCATTGGGAATACAAAGATATGATTCTTACAAGTATCCAATATTCGATAAACTAACGACACAGCAACTGGGTTACTTCTGGAGACCCGAAGAGGTATCTCTTCAAAAAGATCGTAGCGATTATCATATGCTACGCCCAGAGCAAAAACACATCTTCACCAGCAACCTGAAGTATCAGGTAATGCTGGACTCCGTTCAGGGTCGTGGACCTGGTATGGCGTTTGCACCATACTGTTCACTTCCTGAACTGGAAGCATGTATGAAGGTATGGGAGTTTATGGAGATGATCCATTCCCGTTCATACACTTATATCATCAAGAATGTTTATTCGGACCCATCTGAAGTTTTTGATACGATTCTGAAAGAGGATCGTATTATGGAGCGAGCAGTGAGTGTAACTCAGGCATATAATGATTTCATCAATAGTGCTCAGCATTATGGTACATCTAATGAATGGATTCATGCTTTAGAACAAGTACCCTACGCACAAGAAGCAAGGTATGAACTCAAGAGAAAACTTTTCAGAGCAGTTGCAAACGTTAATATTCTTGAAGGTATTCGCTTTTACGTCAGCTTCGCTTGTAGTTTTGCATTTGGCGAACTCAAGCTTATGGAAGGAAGTGCAAAAATCATCTCACTAATTGCCCGTGATGAGAACCAGCATTTGGTTATCACTCAAAATATTCTGAATAAGTGGAAAGAGGGCGATGATCCTGAGATGTCACGTATCGCTAAAGAAGAAGAGCAGTGGTTCTACAAGACTTTTGAGAACGCTGTAAATCAGGAAAAACTTTGGGCAGAATATCTGTTTAAAGATGGTTCTATGATTGGACTAAATGACAAATTGCTACAGCAGTATGTCGAATGGATCGCAAACCGTAGAATGAAAGCGATTGGACTCAAACCGCTTTATGATATTCCTGCGAAGAACAATCCACTTCCTTGGACGGAACATTGGATTAGTTCTAAAGGTCTTCAAGTTGCCCCGCAAGAAACCGAAGTCGAGTCTTACATCGTTGGAGGAATCAAACAGGATGTTACCAAAGATACTTTCTCAGGATTCCAACTATGATGAATGGTGCGAACAGGAGATCCTGAACGCATATCAGTCTGCAGCAGAGTGTGATGAGTTCTTGTTTGGTGATTATGATTACTGCAAAGAGTGGATGAAAGACAAAGAGGGGTAACACCCTTTTTTTTATAAATATTTAAAAATATAAAAATATTTGTAAAAATGTCGCTATCACAACAAGGATTTGCTGATCTTAGAGAAGCATATAAAAAAATTTATGCACCTAAGTTTGAAACTATTTTAGATGAATTTACCGATGAAGAGTTGGATCAACTGACAGATGACATCATCGAAGAAGTTGTAGAAGAATTTTATAGTGAGTGTTTAGAAGAGGGGTGGGATATTGAAAGTGTAGAAGATGTTCTTTGTGAGTCACTTGATACATCAATCACAAATCTGAATGAAATATATTTGATGGAGATGAATCCTTATGCTCCTGCCGGATCTAAGGAATCAAAGGCATATAATAGAGCAACCACAGCATCCAAGAGATCTGCAGAAAGATCTGCAAAGAGAAAAGAAGTTATTGGTAAGGTTAAGGATGCTGTTAAGAAGGTAGGTTCTGCCCTTCAATCTGGAGCTAAAGCAGCATATAAGGGCGCTATGAGAGGTGCTGGTTACGTAGCAGGAGCATCTGAGAGAGTAGCATCTACGGCCAAGTCAGAGTTTAAAAAAGGTTATGAAAGCGCATCTAGGAGTTCTTCTAGTGACTCCGAATCAGATGATAGTGGTTCAACTGCGTCTTCTAGCACCTTTAGCAGCAGTGGTTCATCTTCTTCTGGAAAGACCCGTAAGGCAGTTGGAGGCGCTCTTAGAAGCGTTGGAAGACTTCTGAAGAAAGGTCTTAAGAAGGCTGTAGGAGGCACTGCTAGGGTTATTTCTAAGGGTGCTGATAAGGTTGCTTCAAGACTTGGTGAAGAGACTCAACAAATTGATGAAGTTTCTGATAGATTAGCAAGAGCGGCAAGAAACACCAGAAATAGAAGATACAATGCTTCTTTCGGTGATGGTGGAATGTCTGCCAACTATATGAAACAGAATGCTAAAAAGGATATGCTGAATAAAACTCTTTCCTCAAGAGCAGCTAGAACTGGAAGCAAGATTAAACCAGTAGAGGAAAAAGTTGAAATAGATACTTGGGATGTAGTTCTTGAGTATCTCATCACAAATGGTCACGCCGACACTAACGCTGAGGCACTTTATGTTATGTCTCAACTAGATGAAGAGATGGTTCAATCCATTCTTGAAGGATCTTATGAGGATAGAATCGCTGCCAATAACAAAAAATATGATGCTAATCGTAAAAGAGCAGCACAAAGAGCAGCAGCAAGAAATGCTGCTAGAGATGCTGGACAAACGGGTGCGGTTCCTGGTGTTGGTTATGTAACCCCCAGAAAAGAAAGCGAAACCTACACAGATTCTTCTGGTAAGACAAGACACGCAAAGGGTCTTTGATACAAAACTCACATAATTCACAGGGGGCTTGACAAGTCCCCTTTTTTTGTCTAGACTACCTTTGTCCCGGTTGAAAGATAAATAATAGCTCTATAAGACTATATTATGAGCTATGAGAATCCCTGGCGGTATAATGGGGAAATTTTTGATACTGATGATATTGGAGACTACTTTGGATTTGTTTATTGTATAATAAATAAGTACAATCAACGACAGTATATTGGTAGAAAGTACTTTTGGTCTTTTAGAACACCACCAGGAAAGAAGAGAAGAGTAAAACAAGAATCAGACTGGAAGAAGTATTATGGTTCTTGTCCAGAGTTAAAGGAAGATATAAAAAAATATAACAAAGAGAATTTCAATAGAGAGATATTGAGTCTTCATACAAAGAAAATGGACTGTAATTATGAAGAAACGAAACAACTTTTTCTAAATAATGTGTTGAGTGAATCACTTGACGATGGAACGCCAGCGTATTATAATCAAAATATACTCGGCAGATACTTGAAAAAAGATTATGGTAACTTTGGAGCAAACTCTTCAAACAACACATGACTGGGCAGTTGACCGCATTCACACTCTTTGTGAGGAAAATATTGAAGATGCCCGTGCGATTCAATCAGAATTTTGTGAATGGTTGAATACAGAAATTCCAGAGCATGAAATTTTCTCATTAGAATTTTTAGGAGAAGGAGATGACCTTAGATCTTCATAACTTTTTCAAGTATTACGACGAGAACAATTCAAATCATGTAGCGGCAGTTCAGTGGTTAGAAGATAACCTACCTGCTAACTTCATGGATGATTCAGAGACTGACTGGATTGGTATCTTTAGAACGAAACCACCAACTCCAGAAGTTCTCGCAGTTCCATACTACAATCAAGTAGACAATTACAGAGATGCACATAGAACTTGCAACTCTTCATCGTGTGCTATGTGTCTGTCTTTCCTCAAGCCAGGAAGCATCAAAGGCGACGATGAGTATGTTAAGAAAGTCTTTGAGATTGGTGATACAACAGACCACGCCGTTCAGACGAAAGTTTTGGCGGCTTATGGAGTTAAGTCACACTTTAGTTACAATTTATCTTTTGCTGATATTGATAAAAGTCTGGACGCTGGGAAGCCAGTTGTTATTGGCATACTCCATAGGGGTTCTCTTTCTGCACCTACTGGTGGGCATATGTGTGTCGTCATTGGTAAAACCCCAGACGGAAAGGGATACTATGTAAATGATCCATATGGTTCTCTCAACGACAACTACACTGGACCTGTGACTAACGGTAAGAAGACCATTTATACCAAAGCAGTTCTTAAGCACCGCTGGTGTCCAGGAGGGAACGATGGATGGGGAAGGATCTTCGATTAATTTCAAACGCAAGATGCTTAAGGTGATAAAGGACCTCACAAATAGTGGGAGGCATGTAGAAGCAAGTCAACTGTATCAAAAGTATTTCGGAGACAACAATGGCAAGAATCGACCTTCATAACTTTTTTAAGTTCTACGACGAGAGAAATCCTAACCATGTGAAAGCAGTTCAGTGGTTAGAAGACAATCTTCCCGTCAAATATTTGGAAGACAATATTGACTGGGCAGAAATTTATAGAGGAAAAAAGTCTAGTGCTGCACCAGCCCCTGCCGCTGCTGCAGCTCCTGTAACGAGCGGTGATGATGTCCCAATGATGGGCATCAAGTTAATCAAAGAGTTTGAGGGATGCCATCTTAATGCGTATCCCGATCCTCTTTCTGGTGGACTTCCAATCACGATTGGTTGGGGTTCGACTCGCAAGAAAGATGGTTCTCCCTTTAAACTTGGTGAATCAATCACTCAACAGGAAGCAGATGAGTTACTGATTAGTCAGTGTAAGAATCAATTCCTTCCAGCACTTCGTAAGATTCCACATTGGAATGAAATGACTGATGGTAAGAGAGGTGCTCTTCTTTCCTTCGCATATAATCTGGGAGCAGGTTTTTACGGTGGTGATAACTTCAACACTATTACCAAGAGACTGAAAAATAAGGAGTGGGACTTGGTGCCTGATGCTCTTTATCTCTATCGTAATCCCGGATCTAATGTGGAAGCAGGACTCGCAAGACGCCGCAAGGCAGAAGGCGAAGCGTGGAAAAAAGGATAAATAGTTACAATCATAACTGATTCTTGATCTTAACTGGTCTGAATCTACATAGTCCGAGTCCTCTGTGATTCGGTGAATACTTTACTTTTCATACTTCGGTTTGTTTCGTTTAGTACACACTGAACTCACAGAGGATTTTTATGTCTTACGCATCAAAGGCGCTTGCTGCGGCGTCTGCTTTGTTAATGGGAAGTAGTGCAATCGCAGCACCATTAGTTTTAGAAGGAAACTATGTAAAGATCGGTGTTAATGATGCTGGAACCGTTGGTTCTGGCGGTAACACTTCTCCTGGTATTCAGTATGATTCCACAGGAACCGCAACATTCAATCCTGCATACGATTACCTAACTCCTGGTTCTCCTTTTGAGGGATGGACTGTAAAAGGTATTGATACTAACGGCACCACAGTTCTTTTTAACTACTATCATAATAACACTAATGTCGGTGGAGCACCTATCACAGGAACTCTTGTAGATAAGTCTGGCGTCTCATATCGTGGTTTAACTTTTGACAATCGTGCTGTATGGTCTGGTTCGGTCACTGAGTTTGATATTGAGCACGACTATCGTTTTAATGATAACCAACAGTTTGTGGACATCAATACTCGTTTAGAGTTTAAGATGAATGTTCCTACACTTTACTTTGGAAGATTCACTGACCCAGATGCAAGAGCAGCAGCAGGAGATAGTTCACGAACACTCAATGTAAGGGGATATGCTGGTGGTGTTCCTGCGACCAATGTAGTTCTTTCAGAGGCACTTGCTTCCAAGTATGCTCTGGGACTCTTCACTGCGGCAACAAACTCTAATACTGGTATTAGTGCTGGTTGGTCTACTGATCCATTGACTTATTATAATGGACAGGATGATGGTGATGGAGACTACACCATCGGTATGGCATTTATGTTCTCTGGTATTAACACTGGGGACATTATAAACATTCAGTATGCTTATATCTTTGGACCTTCATCTTATGATGCTGCTTCTGGTGCTGTTGCTGGTGGTGCTGGTGGAGCAACATCCTCATCCTTTACTGTTACTGATGTAGGTTCTGCTTCTGCTCCTACTGCTTCTGCACCATCAACTCCAACACTGGTAAGTTCTTCTACTGCTCCATCAACCACACTTCCTGTTCTGACTGTTACTCTCACTGAGCACACAGCAACAGAAGATGATGGAGTTCAGACCATTAAGAGAGACTTCACTACAAACACCACCACTCCAATGGTGACTACTGATACTTATAGTGATGGTTCTACCACAACTGCCTTATCAAACTCTGTTGCTACAACACGCTCATCTGATTCTCTCACTGGTCGTGTAGACCAACACGAAATTCTTGATAATATTGGAAGTGGTTTACAAGGTCTTCTCAATCACGAACCATCAGAACCAACTACGGATAAGGTCAGAGTATTCAGTAAGAACTATTATGCGTGGTCTTCTGCGGATAATGGATACACTGGTAAATCAGTTATCTATGGTGGTGGTTTAGAGATTGATATTAAACCAACCTGGACGATTGGTGCTCAATATA